CTCAGATGTTGAGTGCTCAATGCTTATCGGTACGCCTGATGTAGCAGTACCTATAGTTATCCCATTAGATGTATTGGAGTTATCTATATTTAAGGTCGATGTACTGTCTAATGAAATATTAGAGCCATCAACAACTAACGTCCCATCTATATCTGTATTATCTAAGTTAGCAGTACCATCTACTGCTGCATCACCAGTTACAGATAGGTTGTCGTTAATTGTAGTTTCGGAAGTTGAATGTCCGATACTTATAGGAACTCCAGATGTTGCTGTAGCAATAGTAATTCCGTTGCTTGTATTGGAATTATCAATGTTAAGTGTTGATGTACTGTCTAGCGAGATGTTAGAACCATCAACTACAAGTGTTCCATCTATGTCTGTGTTATCTAGATTGGAAGTACCATCTACTGACAGGTCGTCAGCTATAGCTACGTTACCGTCAGCCACATTGAGGGATGTTGCTCCATCAGTACCTGTAATTATTAACTGTTCTTCACTTGCATCCCATGTGAGATTGTCACCAGCAGTTCCAGAGTACAGAACAACATCGACTCCAGAACCATCTGTACCTCCAGTTATTGTTCCTGTAAACGTACCTGTTGTACCACTTATAGGATTACCACTAAGCTGTACTGTTCCTGATAGGTTAGGAAAGGTAATAGTTCTATCTGCCGTTGGGTCGGTGATAACAAAACTTGTTTCGTAGGTATCATTTGAGGTTCCCTCAAATACTAAAGGAGTACCTCCTTGTATTGTGGCCCCTATTGTTAGGGAATCAGCAGCAGCATCTCCAAGAACCAAGTTACCATTTAGTGTAGTAGTTCCTGTAACTGTTAAGGCTCCACCTACAGTTGCGTTTCCGATTATTGCAACAGTAGAACTTGAGGCCGTTGAATTAGGAGTTATAGTTAAATGGTCTACAAATGTCCCTTGTGAATTGATGTCATTACCAATAGCAATTACACCATCAATACCAGCATCAATACGCCACTGGTCACTAGCATCATCCCCCTCATCAGCATACAGGTATAGAGCAGCTATAGCTCCCTCGTTACCACGTATACTTAGTTTCTCAACATCTATCTCAGATAAATGAATCTTGTCGTCAAACTTGTACCTTCTCTTTGAAGTACCTTTTACTATCTCAACATCAAACTCACCGGGAGTTGCATGAGAATAACTATAATATCCACTAGAGTTAGTAGTTACTGATGAGGCTTCTCTGGCAGTGGTAGTCGTATTCTTGTCATAGATATGAATCGTTGCCCCTGATACTGCATCACCAGAGTCATCGTATACAAAGCCTGCAAAGTTAATTGTAGGTGCTGCCATTTATCTCCCTCCTAGTCGGGACTTATCCCTAAATTGCAACGCTTCTCTAGTAACCCCAATTGGGTCTTGTTCAAGGTCATCCTCATCTACAAAGATTAAAGTAATACCCTGAGCCACTAGAGACTGCCTAGCAAATAAATCTCTTGATTTAGTTTCTGCCCCTAACTCGTAGTGATAGTATACACCTTGGACGTTCACAGCTAAATTAGGTGGGTTAGTAAACATGAAGTCTATTACCACCCCTCCCTTATCTAGTCTTCCTCCCATCAAGGGGCTTTGATATGTGAAGTCTTCATCGGGTTGATACCCAAGTTCTACTAATGATGCATAGAAAGCCCATTCTGGTTTTGACCCTTGCCATCCCTCAGGAGGTTCAGGCAGGAGTCCCGGTTGTGTAGTCATTATCCATCCAGTATTACCGCCCAGCAGACCTTATCACCGTTAGTAGCTACATCTACATAGAATGCACTAAAGGCTACGGTTCCACCAGACGCTGCAAAGTCAATTTCTATCTCGTTTCCAGCTGATAACTCATATCCATTAGTAGCAGTAACGTCACTGACACCCAGATATGCGATACCAGAATTAGCTGCTAATGCTTTTACTTTTATATATCTAACTCTGTTAGTAGTATTAGATATCTGTACCTCAGTACCAGCTGTAGATACTGTAGTTGTTCCTGCATCAAATATCATGGTTCCACCAATGTAATTCTAGAAGAGCCACGTTCATCGTGGCCTGTGTATTCAATACCAGTAGCAGATGTTACATCTACAAAATAGTTTCTAGTAGTGCTATCGTCATCTCTATAGGTAAACTCTACTAACGTATCGCTTTCTATAGCATCTACTAAATTAGATCGTAACTCCTTGGGACTGTTACCTTTGTATTCACGATTAAGGTCAACTTCTACTGCATGACCCCACTTAGCTTCCAGTTTCTTTCTATATTCAAGAGTTACTGATATAACATCTGGGCTTTTCTTTTTAGCGTCAGCATCGTTTTCTCTGGCTAAATCAAGTTTTATCTTAATAGCACGAAACGTCTTGCCAATAGGGTCACCATCATCATTATTAAACGTATAAGTAGTTACACCGTTACTTGTAATCGTACCAAGTAACACCTCAGTAGTAGAGTAATCAGCATAGTAATATGCCTTTACTGTTTCATTGGAAGAACACCCAGAAGTTTCTATCTTTAACTTAAGTGCGGTCTTGTCTACTTCTGTTTGCTGTGCATCAAACCAAGGAGTTTCATGAGTTCCAGATACTGCGTACTCATAGTTACCAAGTTGAGCAGGGTTAATAATGTCAAAGGGAACCATCTGATGATATATGTTTCCATCATATCCCCACCACATTCTGTAGTCTCCCTGACCAGCATTAGTAACAATCATATGCTCTATAGCTTTACCGGGGTCAGGAGCCTGCCACTTACACTCCCAGCCTGTATCATTCCAGCCAAGAATTGTTGAGTAACCTGAATCAGAGTCTATAACAGAAGAACCAAAGTGTGGTTGTCTGGACCACTGGTAAGCAATGTCCGTACTTGCTACGCTCTCCGGAGCTGTGGTGGCATCTACAGCAGCAAGTAACTCTGTATGAGTTCCTGCCAGTTTCTTTATAGTTCCTCGTCTATCCTGAGGAAGCCCATCGTCCCTGTCTGGACCCATGACTGTAATAACAGCATGGATATTACCATTAATGTACTTGTATATACCTAGACCGCTAGGGCTGTATATAGAGTCCCTCCACCTTACAGAGCCAGAACCATTGAACTGATGGAAAGGTAAATGGAACTGTGTCTCTACGAATCTCTGGTTGGCTGCATCATGTGCATACAATCCTACCTGAGTAGATGCGTATATGATTTGCTCTCCCTGAGAATCCCTACCTACAAATAAGTCAGTAACATAATCATCAGGGACAGGTAACTTAGCATCAGCAACAGGGTCACCACCAATTGTGAGTGTGTACCACAGTTGGCCTGTGCTACTTATTCCCCATAGTCTCTCGTCCCAGAATGTTAGAAATTCAGTTGGTATTGCATTACCAGAATTAGCTAATGATGTTGTTGCAGAGTTCGTCTTGTTAGTTACTGCTATAGCACTGGAAAAGTAACTATATCCGCTTGCTCCAGTTCCAGTATTTCTGTGTGCAACAACTATATAGTCAGTGCCATCCATTCGTACTGAAATGGAGTCAGTAGGAGTAGAGGGGAATGAATACGCACTACCTCCATCACTAGCAGTTACTCTGGTCCAGTCATCTGAAGCCTTAACATAATTGTATAGAGCTAAATCCCAGCTTGCATAGATATCACTTGTAGTGCTACCAAGGTCTTGAATCATAGTTATTTCGCCAGTGATTGCGGTTGAACCGCCAGTTACCTCTGCGGTAGTAACATTACCAAGGGCACCAAGAACAAGGTGGTGTCTGTATCTGGTCTGGCAAGTAGAGAACCATGCTCTGTCAGCATCAGCTGGTCCCTGCATCCTCTCAACACCTATACCACCACGCCAGTCAGACCAAGAAACTACTGATGACCTAAGCTGGCTATCCTTTGTGGTGTCACCTATAACTACTTTAGCTGGATATATAGATGCCAATGTACTTTGGACTGGCCTGTTTAAAGGATAGTAAGTACCGTCAAGGTATATCTCATTCTTCTGTATTACTTTGTTTGCCATTACTCAACTGCTCTCCCTGTTATGAGTAGAGGGAACGCTCGTTTGGCCTGCTCTGCAAGCCCCAACCAAAAAGCAGCTTGTTGTCTTAGCTGGTCTGGGTCAGTAGATGGCCCACCTGAAGCAGAGGCAAAGGCTAATCCAGTAGCCCTAGCTATTATGTACGAGTCATCTATCTCTGTAGTTGCTGAGTCAGTAGTTAGTAACGCTGGCTTGTCGCCACCTGTAATCTTTAGTAGTGAATACCCTGCTGCAAACTTTCCATCTTGGGTGATTACCAAGTCTCTTGCACTGCGGTCTAGCTTCCACAGGTGCTTAGGGAATATCTCCCATACTGCGGAATCATTCTGGACTACCTTTAAGTCATCAAGAAATACAGTACAAGCCCCTAAATCTGTACCAGTTTGCTTTAGCCCTATAGATATAATTGCAGTATCTATTTCTGGGTTAGCAAGTTTAACACGAAAATACGTCCAAGAATCTGCTGACAGTGCCGGGACATCTAATGATTCCAGTGGACTAGCACAACTTGCAGTATCGTCTAACAGTACCTGTAAATTACCACTAGATGTAGATACTGTACTCTTAATCCAACCTTCAAGGTAATCGTATTTACTTATATCCTTACTACCAATAGATTCCGTAACAATCTGGTTAGTGCCTGCTGCTGTTGGAATAATAAATTTATTACTAGCTGTTCCCTGTTTCTTATCCTGAGTATCAACTACAGGAAATAATAGAACACTAGCTCCATCTGAATGTGTAGCAGCAGTTGTGCCTCCTGCCCCCCTAGAAACAGTTAACGTATTAGAACTAATACTACTGATAGTCATCTTCTCTGAACCTACCAGAATTTGCTGACTGGTTCGTAAAGGAGTAGCACTTGCAACTGTTACTAAAGTAGCATCTGCATCTGTTATAGCACCATCTAAAGTAGTAGCTACAAGAGTTGAGTGTTCATCAAAAGCAGAGTTACAAGAATGAAGCCTAGTAAAAGATACGCTGCTTCTGTAGTAGAGGTGATTAATGATAGATATGTTACTGGGTACATCAAAGCGTAAGGCCGTTCCGTCTGCGTGTAAGCTAACGTCTTCTACTGGGTCATAAGCCTGACCAGTAGTATCAATAATGGCCTGATTAATAAAGTCATGGATAGCATTAGGATGGTATCCCTGTTCCCATAACTCATAGGTATCATTCGTAGCAGTGCTATTAGACAGTGCTGGAGATACTGTGAGGTCAGTAGATGATTCTACAAAGTCACTGACACGCCTTAGGGCACCGTCATTGTTACCTGAAGTAAAGAGGGCATTGTAACCAATGTAGTTATCATTGCCCCCTGTAAGAGTGTTGTCTATCAGGGAAGTAGTATCACCGTTACCTGAGGCCGATGATACGTATATAGCTCCTAAGTTATAGCCGATAGACTGGCGTAATTGCTTTCGGGTTCTTCCCTGTACAGGCATTGTCTACCCCATTATTTTTTCTTAGAGCCTTTCAGTTCCTCAATCTCTGCTTCTAGTTCTGCTATTCGGGAATCCCTTGTAGCAATTACTCTCTGTAGCATATTGATTTGTGCTGTCATTCCAGCAGTCGGGTTAGCCTGAAAAGCTGCATTGATATCTTCTGTTGTTAATCCGAACTCTTGTGCCTCGTTCTGTCCTACCATTAAATACCTCGATAATAAATCCGATTGTTTGTACTATCTCTACGCTTTGCAGCGTATTCCTTAAACTCTTTAAGTTGCTTCCCTATCTCCTTTCTTTCTTCTGCTGTTGGTTTCTTTTTCTTGTCTTTAACACGGCACTCTATTAGAAAGTTTTCTAGTGCCTGAGCAGCCATGTCTTCTATGTGAGCCTGAGATATATCTGGGTCTGCTGGTATCTTAACTACCTGTGCCCTACCAGTTTCAGGGTCTTTAAAGTGGAACGTATGGACAACAATGGACACCCCAGTTTCATTATTGTAGCCAGTATTGTCACCGCCTACATAAGTTGAGCCTTGAGGTGTCCAGAGTTCTACCATTAACCTATGTTAGCTTTTATGAGTCCGTACTCGCCATTAACTCCAGCTATCGGTCCCATGTATCCGACTACAGTTCCCTCATCATCTGCATCAGAGTCAAGAACCTCAACAGCCCCAGCCACACCCTGAGAAGCAACTAACTGTGTCGCAATTCCGGGAGTGCCATCAATCAATGCTGTTGTAAATCCTTTATCACAAATCCATCCGTAATATGTATCTGCAATATCAACACAAGCCCACCCTAGTGGGGCATTGTCTATATCATCGTGGTCATGAATTTCTACTTCTTTATGGGGGTTTTCATATATTCCCACTTGCTGAGAAGTTGTTATTGCAGTTGCAAGCCCATCTTCCTCGTCAAGTGTTAATACACATCCTGTTGCACTGGATACCGCAGTATTACTTTTAATCCTGTACATATGACCCTCTTCCTCAACATCGTTGAAGATAAGCCAACCATCCTTGTACTGGTCTTTGGCAATAGTCAGTGAGCCTGATAGGGTTACTGTGGTTGCTCCTGCTGAAGCAGCGGATACTGCCAAGTCAACTTGGTGGGCAGCAGTTCCTGCCATGCCGTCTACCAATAAGCCTGCTGTTATTGCTTCGCCTGCTTGAACATAAACAAATTCCCTATCAGCTATCTGCATTCGGGTACCAAGTTTATGTTTCTGGGCAGAAGTAGTTACTTTCTCCCAGCCAAATTTTCCCATTATTGTTTGCGGAAAAGACATATCAAACCTCCTTCAAGGTTACTTACAGGTTTCTTATACACCCTGCGACCAACCGTTATTTGTTTAGAGAACCCTGAGAGCCACGGTCAATCGTTACAACTCTCAGGACTCTATTATACATCTGGATGCAACTTACGTTTGTGGAACGTCAACTTAGACGATGCTCCTGCTGAGTTCTTAGCCTCAGCAACAAACCCACATATCTCGCAAGTCTTTGCAGCAGAGTCAATAACTTCTTTGGCTTCTTCTACTATAGCTTCAGCCTCAGTAAAAGACTCTCTGCACCACTTACACTCACAGGTAGCACTTGGTTTCCAAGGAAACAAACCTATTTTCGATTTACGTAATACATAGTCCGGGCTACCGGGAACACCTTTAATAGCTGTTCCAACACCCCGGACTATTTCCCCCTGAACATTGAAGCTGGCTTTGTGTCTGTAAAGAGTAGTTTTGGGCTGCCAGTCATCTATATAAGACATTGTGAATCCAGCATTTGCCAATTCTACTTTTTGTTTATTACGTTCAGTTATGCCAGCCATTAATTACTCCTGATTATGCAGTATCTAGGTCATCAATCTCAAAAGTAACAGGTGCCCCACGGCTATCATCTAGCTCAAAAACACCGTAGTCAGCAGTCATGACCACCTCAGTTGCCCTGAGTGACGCATCTCTTTGTCTCTCAGTTCTGGTGTCTACGCTAGTCAGAGCAGCCATAGCACTCTTGTCAGCGATAACTCCAACACCTGAATCAACACCACTAACCTTTTCAATGTTTCCATCTTCAAATATGGACACGCCATTAATTGGTCGCAGCCCACTGTAGAAGTTAGAAAGTAAATCTGCTGACCAACCACTCGTTATTTCAGCATTGTTACCAGCAGTTGTGGCTGCCTGTTTTGAAAGATTCGCCACAGCATTTGGGTGATGAACTATGTATACCTGATTACCAAACTTATTAGCTTTAGCTCTAGAAATAATTGCATGGACGTTAGCAGCAGTCATTAACCTACCATCCGCACTCAAGTCTGATCCACCGTTTAAGGCAGGGTACAGAGCAATAACGTCTGTATCTTTCTTTCGGGCCATACCGTCACCAAGCTGTCGTCCTATCATCGAGAAGACGTTATCAGCAGCTTGCCTGACAAGTTTATCAGTAAGGATAACCTTTGCTCCTACCTCAGATGCGGTAAGGTCAACGGTTGTCATTCCGATCTCTTCCTCGTCAACTATGTCCTGCCCATCCACCAGATCACTCATGCTCATTTGCCCTACTTTAGGAACAGTTACCTGTTTCGCTCCCTTAGGTAGAGTGAACTGCTCAATAAGAGCGAGTGCTGGAGCGTTATGCTCCTCTGTGTATCGGGCTGCACTAAGAATAATTCTTTGTGCTTTCTCTAAATTTCCTGTTGTGGCTGTTTGTGCCATAACTAAACCTCACTGTTGCTAGTTTACTAATCTATAAACCAGCAGCCCTTCGTGCTGCTTGTTGTGCTTGGGCAGACCTATCTCCTTGATTGTATCTGTCAAGCCACCTATCCTCGTCATTGGACGCTGCTGGGGTGCTTTGAGAATTATCAAAGCTCTGTGAAGGAACTAGCTTCGCCCTCAGTTCAGCTATTTCTGCATCCTTGTCTCTATCAGACTTGATGCGTTTTGCAGCCTCTTCCATTGCGTCAGGATTGGGATGTTTTCTTAATTCTGACAGGTCACTCAACCCCAGTCCATACTTATTAGCGAAATGTTCTGCTGCATTTGCCTGTCCTTGTAGGAACTGTAACTGTTGTTCATATTGCCTTTGTTGTTGAGCAACGGCATTTTGCTGGGACAACCACTGTTGAGCAGCCTGTGCAGCCTGTTCAGGCAAATACCCTTGTTGTTCGTATTGCTGTTGAACAGTTTGGGCTTGCTGTTGTAGTTGCTGTTGCTGTTGCTGTTGCTGGTAATAAGCAACCTGTTCTTCTTGCTTTTGAATCCTTTGCTGTAAATCATCTAATCTAGGATCAGGAGTCTCTGGCTCAGGTGCTGCCTCAGGTGTTTCTGCTACTGGAGTATTTGCTTCAGGAGCAGGGGCAGGGGGAGTATCTTGTGTTGCTTCTTCTGCAACAGGTGCTTCTGAACCTATATCTTCAGGAGATGTAGATACATCTTCAAAGGTATTAACCCCTTCAAATTCACTTGTGATATCCGTAGTTGTACCTCCAGTATTTACTGGGGCTACGTCTGCTTCTGGTTGTTCCTGAGATTGATTTACCATACCTTACCTCTTTGTCTAGTTTATATTAGTATACCCTAACGCACCCCAGCTGGTAACTGTGGACCCTGTATAGGTGCTGTAGGTATAAACCCTGAGATGTTACTAGACCTTCCATACAAATGATTGTAGTAGGACTTAGCCTGAGGTGTTAACGGCTTATCGTAAAAGTCTCCATACCAGAAAACCAAGGCTAATTCCATATTTGGATATCCATTTTGCTGGGCATCCCTTAAAAGTATTTGCTTACGTAACTGCGATCTTCGCTCTACTAATGACTTTACAATTGGGTTTCCGTTATATAGAGCATTACGTCTACCGCTATCTGCATTTAAATAACTGTCCCATATTTGTTGGAACTGAGGTGAAGCATTAGGAAATAATTCCTGTACATTCCTACCAGCGTTCCAGTATGGAGCAAGTATCTTCCTAGAGTTGTCATAGGCTTTTTCAGTAGAAGTCATATTAGCTTGTAATCTAGCCATGACTTCTTGATACATATTATCTCCAGCAGCTTCAGATGAAAGTTTTATACTTTCTAGATAGCGATCTCTTTCAACAAAGAAATCAGTCCAGTCAGTATTGTTAATTCCATCTTCTGTGCTATCTGAAGGCTCAATAGCATAGTACCCAGCAAGCAACAAGTCTGCTCCTACTCGTATGTCTCCCATCTTTCCAGCTGCTGTATACAAAGAATTATAGTAGGCATCTTTTACCTCGTCTGACTCACCACGTATGGATTGTCTGTATATCTGAGTAGATGCAATTTCAGCACCTTCATATTTATTCCATCGGTCTGATTTTTCCTCTCTCCATTCTTTTGGAGATAACTTTGCACCTGTACCTTGCTTCAGCCAACTCTGTAACTGTAGGTCATCTTTATCCTGTTGAACTTTTAACTGCTGCCTGACCTTACCCATAAGCCTTCCAGCCTTACGAGTATCCTCAGCAGACACATCAGGGAACATTTCTTCTGTTTGAGCCTGAGAAATCTCAAACAAACCACCGCCCTTTTCAGGGTAGAAAGACTTAATCATTGCATCCCAGAAAGGAATTTCTTTCTTGGGCATACGTATCTCACGATCAAACTCTTCGTACTCTTCCTCATTAAGAGATGCTCTGAACTCCATTCTGCGAGTTCTATCCATATCCCTGTACTCTTCTACCCTCTCAGCCATTGGCCTTTGTTCCACATCACGTAATTCGTCAGCCACTCTAAAGACGTAATCGGAAAAACTCGTAACAAGTTTTCCTGCCCCACCAGTAATGTTTTCGTACAAATGGTCTAGTCTTTGAGGGCTGCCTATTACATCCCCTATAAGGTCAGGAGCAGGGACATTATCAAGTATTCCTGCTGCCTTTCTAGCAGTTTCAGATGTCCACTGGTTATATTGCTCACTTAATTCCCCACCCTGTAACTCTTCGTCAACTATAGGAGCCTGCCTAAAGAAGTCGTACCCGGTGATTTCTTCCATACCTGTATTAAGAAGTTCTGGCATTGGAACATCAGACACTGGAGATGTAGACTTAAATACCTCAATGGCCCACTTGCTCTTGTCTACAGGAACTTCTTCATCAGTTAGCTCATCTAATAATGTAGCCTGTTGAAATAATAAGTTCCACTCTCTTAATCTATGAGGAATAACTAAGTATTTAGGAACAGGGCGATTAGTTTTAGGGTCTAATACTAAATCACCATTCTCGTCTTTCTCTGGTGGCAACATAAAAATCATAGAATTGTATCTAATATATGAGGGAATATCGTAATACAATGGCTTACCTTCATAAGTGAATTGCTTATTCCAGTAGTTCTGTATACCCCAGTAAGTAGCAACTGCTGAACCTATTATTACAGCTGCGTTTCTAGGGCCACCATTTACCCCATCAAATACTTTACCTGTTACCCCACGACCTTGCCACGGCAACGCATTCTTAAGTTGCTCTGATGCAGAACCAAACTCAAACTTAGGCCCACCCTCTACTGGGTTACGTACTGGTCTTATTACAGGATGCAAGTTAATGCCAAGTGTTCTGAATGGTAGCTTCATTCCTTCCATAGCTGCGTTTAAGAACAGTATGTAGTTGTTCCATCTTCGTATCGCATCACCACCTCTGGAAAAATCTAATGTAGCCTCAACACCATTCTGTGCTGCTCTCTGCATCTCATCTGAATCAACAAGTCCTACACCAGTTTCTTTCCAGTTGTTTAACATCTCATCGTTAAAAGACTTGCGATCTAGTTTCATTAATCTGTTAAATTCATCTTTACCTATGTATTTCTTTAAAGCCTTTTCTGTAACAGCAAGTCTTGGAGCCTGCTCAACAGCAGAACCAGTAGCAGGAATAACTCTTTTTAACTTACCCATAATATCTGTATTGGGATTAACTGCGTTTCTTAGGTATTTATTTAATGTTTTACCTGTAACATCTTTAGGACTTATAACTGTTGCGTCTTGTCTTGTCCCGGCAGTTCGTATCTGTTCAGTTATTTTCCTTAAGTTACCATCAACATCGTAAAACCTATCAGAGTATCCACCACTTAACTGTACAAGTTCCATCATTCGGTCTTCATTATTTCTGGCTACATTCCAAAGACTTTTCATAATCCTTGCAGATGTACTTGTAGGCAATACTCCAGCCTTTAAGAATACTGTAAACATATCTATAAGACCGTTACGCATAAAGAAAAGAGGATTAAAGGTTGTATATACAGACCTAAAGAAACCATTAGACGCACCAAGTATGGCGTTGATTTCTTTGTCTCCACGTAAAGCCAATCCCGATCTGCCATTTAGTACATCCCAGAACCACTTAGGAGCAGTGGTTCCATCTGTACTTCCATATACAAATCTTTGACCGTTATCATAAAAAGATATAAATCCAGAAGCAGCTTCGTCTACATATGGAACAGGAATAAGTTCTATATCATCTATAGCCTTTCCATTCTCGTCTTTTATAAGATTACCGTCTGCATCTTTTCTTTTTACTTTACGAACAAACTTACTTGAAACATCTTTAAGGCCAATTTCCTGACCCAGACCCATATTGATAGCCTTCTTAGTTATGCTGTTTCGTGTAAGTCTTAACTCAGTAGCTATCAGGTTTTTAAGCATTACTTCACCAAGTGGTGGTAATGCACCAAGTGCTTCAACAGAATCTTCAGTAAGTTTCCTTATCCCATTATCAGAAAGCCCACCATTTAAACCACGATACATATCAGATATATTGCCCTGATCTGCAAATTCCTGATACTGAATTGGGTTATACCATTCATACTCTCGTTGCCAGTAATCAAATCTCTCTTGATCTATTAATCCCTCACGTAGCATCCTGCCACGCTGTTCTCTGTACATATCACGAATGGCCCTTGCCCCTTCTTCTATAGCATCAAGTGCATCATCCGATAGGGTTACACCTTCTATGGTGTTCCTGCGTATCCACTCTCTATCAGTCCAGTTAGCTAAATCAGCAGAATCAACCTTTATCTTTTTGGTTGGATCAGCAGGATCAACAATACTTGGAACTCCTCGTCCTTCAAATTTAGATGCAAGAACAGACCAATGTCTTGCCTGTATAACTCTCTCTATAGCTTCTGGAGTTGCACCTCTGGCAAGTAGCGGTTCAATCTGATCCCTCATAAAGTTTACGTATCGTGCGTGTCCTTTACCTACAGCAGCTCCTGTAGCACGAACCAGACGATCAGCAACTGGTACTGCCATACGAGCAAGAGGATTAAATAGGGCATTAGGATTCGCAGATCGCCAAGCATAGTCCTCAAGTATCCTGAGGCCAAAGGAAGAGTCCCATGCCTTGGTAATAAATGCTACGTATTTGTCAGCTATATTAGGAAACCTAGATTTCATTCCAGCTGCAATACGGTCAGCATAGTCGCCACCTAGCCTATCTTTTAATCTACTGAGTCTGCCACCAATAGCCTGTTCAGCCTCCTGATGGCCCACGCTAGGTCTCGATGCTCGCCTTTGCTGAAACTGTTGAGGCTGCATCCCCATTACTGCTTCTCTTGCTGTACCTTGACCTTGAGTAATATTCTCTACTCTCATCCTAGGAGCAGGAGAAGATGCAGGGCTAACGGAAGGAGTTAATTCTTCTACCCTAGCACCAGCACCAGAAGCCTGACGTTGTAAATAAGAAGGACGACTTACTACTGCTGAACTGGGAATGTCACCAGCGTGTACCAACCCTGATGCTTCAACAAGAATATTCTCAGGATTTAATTCATTAAGATCAATAATAAAATGTTCTTTTAAGGAATCCAGTGGAGTATTTGGAGGAACTTCACTCATCCATACAATCTTTTGATCTGTTCCCCTTTTAAACATATCGGCAATAGCTTTAACCTCTGAAGCATGACCTGATATTGGGTATGACTGCACACCATAGTTTTCAGGATTAAAGATTCTATGAAAATCTTCAGCCCCCTCTGATATTGGATATGCCTGTACCCCTTGTTGTGACGCAGCATATGGAAGTCTTTCACCTTGAGAACTAGGAACCATGTGCATTAAATATCTTGATGGCTTATATCCTGAGATTCTCATTTGACCAGCTAGAGATTCCAAGTCAGGAAACTTTAAAGCTGCTTCAGCAGCAGGAGTGCCCCCTAGATGTTCAGGTAATCCTGCTAATGGAACAGGCCGTGCTTTTTCTGCAAGATCAATAGGTTCTCTTCTTTCAACAAATGGTCTTTCAATCTGTCTAGGTTGTTGCCCCATAATAGCTTCTTGAGCCTGACCTTCAGGAACAATTTCTTCTGGAACAGATGGAGTTTCGACACGTCTTCTGGCTTCTGCCCTTGCCCTAGATGCTCCTACCTGACTACCAACCCCTCTACCAACAGCACCTATTCCTCTGAATGGAGCAGTAATAACTCTCTCAGCACCTCTTTCAAGTAACTCTACTGGCTTTAATGCCATCTCAGCACCACGTAATCCTGCTCTTGCCACAGGAGCAGCTGCCCCTAGCCTTCCTGCTGTACTCAGAGCCTGCCCTGCTCTTGCTCCCTGCAATGCAGTACGAGCGACTCTGGCTGGCGGTATAGCAAGATAAGGTAACTCTTCAGTGAGTCCTCTAATATAAGGAGGTAACTTATATATATCCTCTCCTATTTCCCTTCTTTCTCTTTCTGAAAGGGGAACCCCGGTTTCTGCTTCTCTTTGTCTTGCAACCTCATCTATTCTCTGGGCACGTACAGTGTCTTTGGCACTTGTTGGTACATTGATGAACTCACCAAAAACATTTTTCAAACCTAGCGTACTACCAGTAGTAGCTAAATCTAGAAGAGCAGATGGGGAAACGCTACCATCTGGCTTACGATAAGCATCTAGATTCCAATTCCATTTTCCCTGATATCTACCTATAGGATCATACCAAGCAGCTTCTTGGGATTGAGGCGTATCCTCCCAGCTAACTGGTAAAAATTCTGTAAAGCCACCCATCCAAGGCTTTATGCCTCTCTCATGTCCAAACTCCAGCCCCTTCAATGCTTCTTCAAGACCAAATCCACCAACAACTGGAACTTGTTCAGGTATTGGAGAAAACTCAAGAGCTTCTTGTAGTCCTCGTTGTCCAAGAGGCACCGCATACTCTTTAAAGGCATCCCAGCCTTTATCAACTACATCGGTTCTATGCCACCATTCATGAGGCATTAGTAGGTAATAAACCTAGTGCTAGGAGCAAATCTCCTAGTAGATACTCCTCTCTCGTACGGAGTTCGAGCAGCGTATCTTTGTGTGTATGGATTTTGTGTAGCTTGGTTTTCAAGATACTGAGAGAAAGTAGTCCACTTAGATGGGTCTTTTTGACTCCTCATCTCCTGACCCCTATTCCCTAGAAACCTGTTGTAAATATTAGAATACTGGCCTTGGAAATAGTCTCTGGCCCTATTCTGCATAGGGTCAGTTCCTAGAAACTGTTGCCCTGCAAGATGTGTCATAAATGCTGTCTGAGGGTCTTGTTCTACCATGAACTCTCCCAGATCATTGGCAGTCGTGAATCCAGCAAATGCGTTATTATTAGTAGCCATTAGCCCCCTCCATACAATTTATTCCAGTCGTCATAAGCATTAGTCATTCCATTGCCAGCAGCAGCATTAGTAAATGCATCAGCAGCTGCCGTATTAGCAGGCATAGAGTACGCCTGATTACTTGTTATGGTTCCCGGCACCATAGTCTGAGGCTGGTAGAAAGAACCACCAATGTAGTCTGCAAATTTCTTTGCTCCACCAGCACCGTATCTATCTTGCATAATATCGTAGAGTGTTCCAAGGCTCTGTCCTACACGACCACTCATTCCACCACCAATTCCCAGTGCAGCCTGTGACATTGCAACCATATCTGACCTACTTGGTCCACCTTCGAACATCCCCCAATAATTAGCGTACTGAGGGTCTAACATGGTTTCATCTGAAGTTAGATAGTCAGAGAGCCTGCTATATCTTGATCGTATGTCATCAAGTCCTGCTCTTTCTCCTCTTAGGTACTGACCAAATGCCTGCCCCGGACTAACCATATCCATTCCTTGACCACCGCCAGCAGCACGATTCAATAAGAATCTACCGTAAGCAGGATAGTACCCACCAGTTAATGCAGCCCGACCTTGTTCAGAACCCAACACACTTAATGGGGCACCACCGAATTGTTCGGTTCTCCATTTTCTAAACGCATCCAGTGGACTAAGGCTGGCATCATAGAGACTTTGTTGCCAAGGGTTAGTAACAGCCCCAGTTGTAATAGGTGTTCCAGCACCACCAGTTCCAGTAACAACACTGCCACCACCACCAGCACCAGTAACAACACTGCCACCACCGCCACCGCCACCGCCACCACCGCCACCACCAGTTGTCGTTACTACTGTCTCTTTGGGTACGTCAGCTGGCTTTTCTTTGATTACAGGAACATTATCAGCTGGCTTTTCTTTGATTACAGGAACATTAGTTGATTTAGTTTGTGTTATGGATTCATCCCAAGGAGAAAAAGGGTCACCACCAATCGCACCAGCAGTAGTCATAGCAGCAGCTGATTCTGCTAACTGTTTTACAACCTTATCAGCTTCCTTAACCGCTTTCTCTGGCTCTTTTGCTGGAACTGCACTGGCTACAGCACCACCGGATGCCGATGTGTCTCCCATATCAACCTCGACTGGTCGAGTGGTAAACCTTGCATTATGCTCTGCTGTTGCTCTGTCTAGTGCTGTCTTTGCATACGCTTCTTGGGGGGTTCCCTTTACCGAATTATAAAATTCTATTGCACTATTAAACCTATTAGTAATATCTGCATCTGTAGTACCAGTAGCAAATTGATATGCTGCCGTTCCTACGTCTGCTGCTCCTTGAGCAGCACCAACAACACCTCTAACAATATCAGATGCGGATACAGTTGAGCCTCCCGGTATCCCAACATTAAGGTCGTACATTGCACTTGCAACATTATCTATAAATGCTGGCCTGTCTCCAGACCCCATCATAGGAGAAGTCCAACTGGGATCACCTTCAAGCATTTTCTGCCCATACATCTGTGCCACATCATCTGCATACTGATAAGGAACTCCTGCTTCAATTGCTCTAATACTTTCAGGAGTGTCATACTTCGTAAACCAAGGGCTACTAATATCAACTCCAGCAGCCATTGCTGCTGCTTCCTGCTCTGCTCTGGTAGGAACAGAAGCAGGCTCCTCAAATCCCAGAGCAAAATTTGAAACATTAAATTCAGGACTCATAGCAGCGTTGGCAGCAAGTAATGCTGCTTCTTCTTCTGCTCTTCTTCGGCCTATTGGTGAGTTAGGATTAATATAATCTGTTCTTGCATATCCCGGTACAGGAACAGTTTGATTCCCAGTAAGGAATCTCTCAAAAGCACCCGGAGCTGGCTCGACATATGATGTATAGCCAACTTCACCTATGTCCCCCAGTTCCCAAGGAGCAGCTGGAACATCAGGCCGGGCAACAGGTCTGTTTGCCATTTCTTCAGCAATAATATCTACACCTGTCGGCCTTTCTATTACAGAACCTCTTGCTGCCTGAGCAGGATCATTACTCCAAGGTATATGGAATAATGCTTCTCTGGGATTGTCTAATCCAATAACACCAAGAATATTTTGAGCAATATCACTTTGAAATAGTTTCCCAAGCGGACTATTTGATACCCTTTCACCAAGAGTATTTGTACCAGCTAAATTTGCTTGAGCAGCAGGGAAATACTCTCCAGTTAGAGAAGGAGTAACCTGTTCAGGTAACGGAGCAGGAGTAGGAGCGGTAACAGGGGTAGGAGTCTGATCCACATCATCCATAGTTTTACTAAAGGCTGGACCCATCATTTCAAAGTTCTGAAACGGACTGCCTGAAGTCTTAGGCATTGCAGCCTGTATACTGGAATTAACCACGTTTGCTGCTATTTCTGCAGGCAGATTCCCAATGCTGGAAGACGCAGCAAATAATCCCGGTATGAAACCCATACCTTGCATATACGCTTCGTCTGGAGTTGCCATACTATCCTCCTGTTGGTGGAATCAAACCTAAACTTTGTAATCTTGTTTCTGTATTCTGTGCTCCCGGCCTTGGGGTTCCCGGTGGAACTGAAGGACCAACTGGAGCAGTGGGAGGTACTGGTGGTACACCCATCATTGCGTCAGGCATTACCTGAGGAGGTAATCCCGGCGGTCCCATTGGAGGTGCCCCCGGTGGTCCCATCGGTGGACTACCCTGTGGTGGCCCTCCCTGTGGCCCCATAGCACCACCACCCATCATTTGTGCCTGTTCCATACTCTTTACAGCAAATAATCTTAATAATTCACCCTGATAAAACTGTGCTAAGTCCTGCCTGCCTTGATTAATGGATGCCTGTAGCATTGTCCATAAACCAGCTTCGGGTAACATACTCTCAGCCATCTGGGTTTTAATTGAATCATCAACTTGGTCTGCTGACTGTAGACCTAGTATCTGGTCACGTATATATGTATCAGGAAGTAATGGGGTCTGCCCTTCTCTCGCAATCTGAGCCATGCTCATCTTGCTCATCTCGTCCTGAGGCAGCTGGCCCATGAATGTAATCTCTGCTTCGCCTGCGTTTCGTACAGTTTCAGGGGAAATCTCCTCTGAAAAGTACATTCTGTTCCTGTCCTGACCGCTAACCTCTATGGATTTAAAGGCTCCTGTTATGTACTGGTCACACATTAGACGAAATATAATCGAATATGCTCTCTCAAGTGCAGAAAGCCGTGGAACAAGTACAGTTTCTACACCCTGACGCAAGGTATTTATGGCAAATCCTGAAAGTTGGAACTCAAGTTGTCCATAAATTGAGTGAGGTAAGCCGCCTCTCTGCATTTCCCCTGAAACAAGCCCCATAAAAGCCCCGGATTCTCTGGACATTTCCAGTAATCCCAGTGGTTCTACGTCTTCGCCCTGTCCAAGTGCGATTTCAGAACCTTCCTTGAATGGGTCTTCTTCCAGTGTCTTAGTACCATCTCTGGATTTTACCTTTAATCCCTGCCTACGTGACCTAGCCGTGAGTTCTAACATCACGCTCATCATGAAATTATGCTTCTCGTACAAATCTCTCGATGATTTAAAGCAAGATTCTCCGTAATCCTCGATGGTATCTAGGTTTCCTGTATCAGTTATAGCCTGTACCAGTGGTTGAGAGCCTACTGGCCCAAGAAATACAGGTACACGTTCTGACCCATGCTTGGTTCTTTTCTTAAGAACCTCTGTATCTGTGCATACTATGTTGTCTTCTGAGTCATAAAAGTCATAAACGTCCACTGCATCGTCATCGTTCGGGTCGCTTCCTTCCCCTGATATGTCTACGTCATACATAGCTTTTATCTCAGAAGGAGTTCTCTTAATCTTGTAACAAGCCCAAGCTAATCCCTTATCACCTTCTCCCCAGTACGTATGCATTGGGTCCCAAGGCTGTATATCGACATTAGTTTCGCCGTCCTTGTCTTTAACGAACAAGGCTCTTCCTGCATACCATCCTCTGACAGCTATGTACCAAGCTATCTGGTTTCTGACAGGAGGCTGGAACCTGTTTGCCATTCTCTCATCGGCAGCTTTACTAATCCCGATAAGGAATCTTTCCTTGGCATCGTTGTTTTCTCTCTGCTCTCTCTCAGAATTACCGTATGGGATTCGCACTACCATCTCTGATGAGGTCATCCACGATATTAGCTTGTCTGCATAGACCTGTGGTTCGTTGGAGGTGTATGACTGATACCCTTCTCCTGCATCAAATTCTTCCAGTCTGTACAGCTTATGGTCGTTGTCCATTCTGGTTCGCAGTGGTTCGGTCAAATCATAATGATTATCTACTAAAGCACTTATTTCTTCTGGTTTATAGTTAGCCATTACCAGCGTTTCACTCTTATTGTGCTGTTTTCCGTAATATATCCGTATCCGTAACGATTAATAAGACCGTAGATAACTGCCTTCACTCCGTGGTTATACCTGTCTTCTGGAGTCTGTCCCACTATATTACCATCTCTATCCATCTTCCACCTATATGCTCTTGACTGACCATCAAATGGATTTGGCTGAACTCCCAGTTCGGAAAGGATACCCTTACACTTGGAGTTAAATACAATACGTGGTTCTCGCTGCTCTACCGGGTCTGTCTTAAGAAAGGACTTTAGTCTTTCTGTCCCTTCATTTATCCTGATTTTCTGTGAATCAAAATATATTCCTGTTCTTTCCAGCCACACTTCAGCTGGAGCAGCCATTGCCTGATGCTGATATCCGGCAACGTCTATGACTCCGAACCTTGCGTCCCTCCACCAAGGCCGGGACTGGGCTATATCTATTATGTCATCCGTAACTAGGTTCCTTTCGTATATTTCATCTATAACTCGTATCTGGTCATTGACTACCTGTATGATTTCACAGGCGTAAGCCTCTGCATAACCGGGGTCAATCCAGATATGAACTGGAATATCTGGTTCGTACTCAACATCCTGTACATGGATATCTGGTCTTACCTCAGTAAAGACCAATCCCTGTGGGGGTGACGGTACACCTTCGATTCTCTCCATGAAAAAGTCATCAGATGAGGCTCTTTCAAGTGCAAGAATTTCGGGGTCTTCTCTGCCACCGGGGTAAAGGTAGCTGTTTGAGTAGCTTGGCAGGGAGAAAGCCTTCTCGTCTGCCTGAGATGAGTGCTGCCATGCCTGAAACATCTGTGGATACCACCCTAAAGAGCCTTCAAAAGTACCAGCTAGGAACAGCCACCCTCTCTTTGGGGCACATCTTCCTCGTAATCTGTGGAAAGTTTCCAAGTCCAGCTGCGATGCTTCGCATCCTATGATTCCATTAGGTGCTCTCATAGCCAGAGTACGTGGGTCTTTAGCTGATTTAGTCTCTATTCTGGTGCCATCTGCCAGCACAATCCTTCCGGGGTCTACTCTTTTAGACGATTCTTTGAGTAATCCCAGCGAACCAAAGTCCTCAACCAGATACTCAAACTCTGCTCTGGTCCTTTCGTAGTCAGCAGCTACCAGCCAGTACAGTCCGGGGCCGTCATTTTCTAGGAATCTACCCAGTAAATACTTGGAAGCCACCATAGATTTTCCTGCCTGCTCACCACCAGCTACAAGAATGAACCTTTTCCGTGAGGAAAGTATGGGCATTTGCAGTGGTGTGGGGGAGAATCCTACTCGGTCATATATATAATTCGCTACCTCATTAATCTGGGATGACGAAATCGTAGATTGATTCATGTTCACTAACATATATCGGGGTCATTTCACCCATATATGCTCCCAAAATATTGTATTCATAGAACTCTATCGCTTCTTCTCTAGTCATATCCTCAGCAAGAATATCCACTATCTTATTCGTGGAGTAAACAAGCCTCATAGAAGCGTCACACTGGCCTATAATAGCAGGCTTATACCTGTTTATTTCTTCCTGCGTGCTGCCTATAAATAGGGGTAACTCTCCAGATATGTTCATACTACCTCTTTTTGGGGACTAGAAGGAGGGGAATATGAAGTCACTCGTAGAAAACCTCCGACTAGCCCGATTAGTTTTTACCTCTAAGGATATCTTCTGCCTGTTGTTCAATTGATTTATTTGGAGAATCGTCATCTGAGAACTGTATTCCCTTGAACTTGCTCCTCAAATCCTTCATGACATCCTTTGCAACGTCATCGGTAACTACTGGCTGGTCACGGTACTTGTCAGGCTTTAATGCCTTCAAAACAAATATCTGTAGTATGGGATTACAGTCAGATTTTTTCGCCCTTTCAAATACTACGTTCTCGATTATCTCAGCGTAGTCTTCCTTGGCATCATCGAACCTCTGTATGAACCCATACGTATCCTCTCTTCTCCACCTAGATATGGCCTCTCTGCTTATCTTGGTTTCCATACAGGCATGTTTAATCGTTCCATGCTTATCAAATGCCTCAAGGAACATATTTTGCCTAGCTTTAACGTCCTCTGGCCTAGTACCAGATACCTCTGAATGACTCGCTGGCATTACTTTTTCTTCCTAGTCATTTTCTTGCCAGTTTTCTTGGCATTCTTTTTAGGCGGTCTTCCTATCTTTTTTCCGTAACTACCTTTACCGGTTGGCATAACTACCTCCAAAAACTTGGTTGGTTATTTTCTATAATAAGATACCACACATGTCTATCAGTACACACGTATCTTAACGGAGCATCCTTACAACTTTTGAGACTATCAGGAATAACAGCCTCTCCACATTCATCGTATGGACAATCCATCTCGTAAGCAAAAGCATCTGAACCGTTCTTACGGCTGGAAGACTTTATCTTAACTTTGGCATATATACCACGGAATCTCTTGAATCCACCGTAGTAAGGAACTGCAACTGAACCCAATGAATTATTCTTAGCAACAGCTAGTCTTGCCCTGTTTCTACTTGTAATCGGGTCTTTGTATTTAACCCACCCACATAACAGGCAATACTTCCTGTCATCTGTTTCTTCAGTTACGCCACCGCATTTTATGCAGTCTCTACACCTGATACTCATAATGCAATCCATGTTAGCATCAAAGTGCAGGGAGCGGTACCGGGGATGGTAACTGCCTCACCATGTCTTTGCCGTCCAGATGAACCCCGGTCAATCTGGGACTCCCTGCTCCCCCCTTTATTCCCCCCTTCCCCTTAACAATCCCCTACCCCCCTATAATCCCCCCACTAGATTTAGATATCAGATATCAGATATCAGATATCTCAAACCTAAATCTAATTACTTGAAATTAGTTATTTGAAATCAGGCTTTTGAATTATTAGAAGCGTGTGGCTAAGTGTCAGTAACCCTTTTTATAGAAATTAAATTTAGACACGTATCCACCACTACTGCCCCCAAAGACATAAGACCCACCCCCTCACCTCGCACCCAAATTAATACCCTCATCACTAGCAGCTGATTACAGCTACTAGGAATCGGGTTGGGTGCTTCTTGGTTGAATACCGCTCCGCTGCGAAAGCCTCCAGATTTCAGGTCTCGATATCCGCATATCTGCATATCTGAATATCGGCATATCTAGATATAAAGATATTGTATTCAGTTTCTTGATACTAACGGCTGACAGTATCGTATCAGGCGGATACTGGCTAATTTCTTTTTTATTTAGG